GAGAATGGTTTAGTATTAGACAAAGAATTACATTTTGGCAGTGGCAAAGATATTTCTGATGCCATTAACCAAATGAATGACGATGGTTTAGCAGTTAGCTTTATAGATACATCTGGAGAAGTTATCAGATGTATGGTCAAAGCAAGTGCAAACCAGCGTCCAGATCGTAATAATGAAAAGTCTGGGTGGTATGTCTACAACGAAAATAAGAATTACATTAACATTACTTATGGCAACTGGCGTACAGGCGAACAAAAGAAATGGTCAAACGCCGATGTCAATAAACTTTCTTTACGAGAGCAAAACGAATTAAAAGCCATTGTTCAAGACAACATAGAAAGGCAGAAAAAAGAAAGAAAAATAAGGCAAGATGAAGTAGCTCAAGATTGCCAAGCAAGATTTAAAAAAGGAATTGACTGCGTTGGTCATAAATACCTCGAAGATAAAAAAATTAAAAATTATGGGTTAAAAACAATAAGAGATTCTCTTGTTGTTCCCTTATATTCTACAACCAATGTCAAGCCAGAAATTAGGTCGTTGCAATACATAGATAAGAAAGGCGAGAAAAGATTTGTAAGTGCAAGTGAAGTCAAGGGTAGTGTTCATATTGTTGGTTTTAGTTGGTCAGAGTGGCAAGACCTAGACCAAGTCTTAGTTGTTGAGGGCATAGCGACAGCATACTCAGTATTTGAGGCAACGAATTTACCAGTTGTTTGCGTATTTTCAGCGAACTTTGGTCTTACTGCTCTTACTAATTTAAGAAAGCTAACTAAAGCTAGGTTTATTATTTGCTTTGATAACGACAGCAATCAAGTTGGACAAAAGAAAGCAGAAGAAATTACCTCAGCAATCAATAATACAGTTGTTAGATTGCCTTCCATTGTTGGCGACTTTAACGACTTACACCAAGAGCAAGGCTTGGATGTTGTCAGAAATGAAATCTTAGATCGTGGTTTGCCTTTAAAACAATTCAATATCAAGTTTTTAAAAGGCGAGATACCGAAAAGAGAATGGCTAGTAGAAAATTTTATTGAGCTTGGCAAACCAGGAATTATGGCAAGTATTGGTGGCATAGGTAAATCCATGTTGGCATTGGACTTGTGTTTAAAAGTTGCGCATGGTTCTGGTTCTTGGTTAGGCAATCCGATTGTAAGTTCTGGAAGTGCAGTTTATTTAAGTGCGGAAGATGATGCTCAAGAATTGCATAGACGAGTCGATTCGTTGGATAAAGAAGGCAAAAGGTTTGAAGGTTTAAACGAAGTCTATGCTTTGCCAATACCTAGTATGAAAGAAAGATTGATTGTCTTAGGCGATACCAGTTCACAAGGTTTGCATACAACAAGTCAAGGCGATGAATTGATTACTGCCTTAGAAAGTATAGATAATTTAAAGTTGGTTGTCATAGATCCTATTCAAAGTTTTGTAAGTGCAAGTATCAGTAGTTCCAATGAAGCTGGTCAGATGTATGCGAGTTTTTGCGCTAGTATTTCCGCAAGACTAGGCGCTACAGTTTTAAGTATTCATCATTTTTCAAAGCAAGGCTTAGTTGGTACTGAAGATAATATGACAGCAAGAGCAAGTATTCGTGGCGCAAGTTCGCTCGTTGATGCGCATAGATTCGCATTAGCGTTGTATTTGAGTTCAGAAGAAGAAGCAGAGCGATTGTGTTTGCAAAATGGCGTAGAATTTGACAGAACCAGAGTTGTCAGAGCAAGTATGGTCAAGTCAAACAGCGAAATAGATTATTCGGTTAAGACTTTGTTTAGAAAAGACGTTGTGCTTGAGCCGATAGAAGATATAAAAGTGGGTATAAATTGGGATTAAAAGTTTTAAGTTTATTTGATGGTATGAGTTGTGGCCAGTTGGCTTTGCAAAGACTTGGTATTGAAGTTGATACTTACTATGCAAGTGAAATAGATAAGTATGCAATCCAAGTTACCCAAGCAAACTTTCCAGAAACAATACAAGTTGGCGATGTTTGTGAGTTAAAAGCAGAAGATTATCAAGACGTAGATTTGATTTTAGCTGGTAGTCCATGTCAAGGATTTAGTTTTGCTGGTAAGCAGTTGGCTTTTGATGATCCACGTTCAGCGTTGTTCTTTGAATTTATTAGATTGTTAAAAGAAATCAAGCCAAAGTATTTTCTTTTGGAAAACGTAAAAATGAAGCAACAATTCCAAGATGTTATTACCGAACAAGTATCAGCTTGTTATCCAGACTTTGAAGGTGGCGATTTGTTTGGCAGTCAAATAAAACCTATCCTAATCAATTCAGCTTTACTAAGCGCACAGAATAGACAAAGACTGTATTGGACAAACATACCTAACATTGAACAGCCAAAAGATAAAGGCATAGTGTTGAGAGATATTTTAGAAGATGATGTTGAAGATCATTATTTAGCTGGAGAGCATTTACAAAACAATTATCAAGGTGGTAATCAATTAAATCCAAATTATAAAAGTCAAGCTAATACAATTCACGATACAAACAAAAAGTCTGGCGTTATTTGTGCTGGTACTCATGGTTATGCAAATGGTTATGTAGAAACTAAACCTAAACAAGTGGAAAATCGTGAGCCTAAAGTTGCAATAAAAAATTTACCTAAAGGCTCTACAGGTAAATCTTGGTTTTTTGAACAACAAAC